GCACCACCGAGCAGGGTGCCGATGGTGGTGGCGAGGTCGAAGATGATCGGCACCAGCGGCATGAGCGACTCCAGCACCGGCCCCAGCGCCGCGACCATCTGCACCGCGACCGGGGACAGGGCGGTGACCATGGAGTTGAAGCCGGGCAGGATCTGGTCCCGGATCCCGGCAACGATCGGTCCGACGAGGTTGTCGTTGATGGCCTGCGCGACCGGGGTCAGGGCCGTGATGAGGTTGATCACCGCGTCCCCGAGCGGGGTGACGAGGGTCTGGAACTGCGCCGAGGTCTGGTCAAGGATCGGGCCGAGCTGGACGGTGAAGGCGGTGGCGATCTTGGCGACGTTCTGCAGGATCGCGCCGAACAGGGTCATGACGTTGCCGAGCGAGTTGGCGAACGGGGTGATGGCGGGGGCGAGCAGCGCCACGGCGGTCGCGATCCCGGTGGTGAAGTCGATGATGCCCTTCTGCACCAGCGGGTTCTGCATCACCTGCCCGATGTAGCCGATCACGGTCCCCACGGCGGTGCCGATGGCCGAGAGCGCGGCCTGCACCACGGGCATGACGGACTGCAGCGGCCCGCCCAGATTCCCGAGCGCCTCCCCGACGCGCTGGGTCAGGGTCAGCATCCCGGAGAGCAGCTGGGTGATCGCGGTCTGCGCGCCCGCGGACTGCATCGCCTTCGCCATCCCCTGCATGTTGTCGGCGAAGGTCTTGAGCCCGCCGAATCCGGCGGCGGTCGCGGCGGAATCGAGGGCGTTGAAGATCCCGAACAGCCCGTCGATGGCCCGGCCGATGTTCTTGAAGCCCTCGATCATCCCGTCGATCCAGCCGATGAGCCGGCCGTCGGCGGACGCGGCCTTGATGAAGTTGTCGAAGTCGGTGGAGAGCTTCACGATCCACGCCCCGAACCGCTCGAAATACTGGGACGCGGCCAGGCCGAGGATGGTGAACGCGCTGATCAGCGGCTTCATCGCACCCTTGGCGATGTCGATCCCGGCGTTCATCCGGTCGAACATCGTCGTGATGTTCTGCGGGTGGATGTTCTTGACCGCGGTGGCGAGGGACGCGAACAGCCCGCCGAGGGCGGTGGCGGTGTGGTTCAGGTTGGTGGTCAGCGTCGGCAGCAGGGTCTTGACCATGGACCGGATCGGGTCCGCGGCCTGCTTCCAGAACTTCGCGGAGATCGAGTCCTGCAGTTTGTGGAATGCCGGGGCGAGGTCCTTGAGCACCACGTCCATGTCCTGGAACGCGGACTTGAGCACGAGGGCCTGGATGATGCCGCCGACGAGGAAGCCGGGGGCGACGGCGGCGAGCCCGCCGATGACGGTGCCGAGGTCAGCGGCGATGGTGACCAGGGAGGCCAGCGCGGACCCGCCGATGGAGGCCATGGTGGCGAGTTTGGTGGTGGTCAGCGCGGACCGCAGCGCGATCCGGTCGAGGTTGTGGATGAAGTCGAGGCCTTCGCGGATCATGTCGCCGAAAACGTTGATGCCGGCGAATCCGCCGAGGTGTTCGCGGAAGCCCTTGGTGGCCTTGAACAGTCCGGCCAGCACGGTGCGGAACCGGCCGCCGTGGAAGTTGAGTTTGCGGAAGGCCCGCTCCCCGACGACCCCGGCTTCCTCCACCTCGGCGGTGGTGTCCGTGACGGATCGGTGGCGTTCTTCCTCCCCGGCGATCCAGGCCGCGACGTCGTCGCGCATCCGGTCCGCGTTGTCCTTGGAGATCCGGCCCAGCCGGAACATCTCGGCGTTGACGTGCGCGACCCGGTCCCGCATCCCGTCGAGGTCATCGAAGCTCTGGGAGAACTTGGTCCAGTCCATGTCATTCACGGCCCGGACCATCCGGGAGAAGTCGTTGTTCAGGTCATCCATCTGGTTGGCCCGGAACATCGCCTCGAAGCTCCTGTTGTACCGGTCCTGCGCCTCCTGCATCCGGGCCATGTCGAACAGCAGCTGCTCGTTCTGGTGGCGCTGGGCGTCGGCGGCGGCGGCGCGCTCGTTCGCGGCGTCCCGCTCGGCGAAGAACATCTGGTGCTGGGCCTTGACCGCGTCCCCGATCTGCTTCGTGACGGCCTGGTACTGGTGCTCGGTGGCCTTGCCGGCGGCCAGCGCATCGTTCATCAGGTCGAGGATCTTCTCGTGCGCGGAGTCCAGGTCGGTGGAGTCGAACTTCCCGAACGCCTTCTCCCAGTCGAAGGGGTTGCCGGTGTAGATCGCGTCGAGGGTGGAGCCCCACTGGTCCTGCATGTCCTTGAAGCCGCGCTTGGTGAAGCCCTCGCTGATCGAGTCGGCCAGCTCCATGCCGAAGGCCTTGCCCGCGTCGTCGGCCTTGCCGAGGTCCTTGCGGAAATCGGAAAGGTCACCGTGGACCGAGATGTATGCGTCGGCTACTTCGCGTCCAAGACCCACGGTGACCTGTTCCTTTTCATTGTGTTGCTAGAGGTGTTTCAGCTGGTCGATTTCGTTGGCGTCCGGCTCGGTGTTGCGCGCCTGCTGGCCGGGGAGCGGTGAATCGAGCTTCTCCAGCCATTTGCGGGCCTCCTCCTCGGACTGGTGTTCCAGCGCCCAGACGTAGATGACGTTTAGGAAGCTCGGCCACGGGAGGCTGAGGAGGTCGACGCCCTTGCCCGCGTACTCGCCGTCGATGCGCGCCCAGTTTTGCGCCGCGGTGACTGAAAGTCGGACGGCTGCTTCGAAGCTTTTCCCGACCACTCCTCGGTGATGTACTCCCAGAGGTCGAACAGGCCACCCTCCTCCTTGAGGTCGAAGCCCGAGTCGGAGTCGAGCATCTGGTCCTGAAAGTAGCGCTGGGTGTCGTCGTCGCCGAGTTCGATGAACAGGTGGATGAAGGTGCCTGCCGCTTTGAGCGACATCGACCGTCCGCCCATGGCGAGCATCATGGCCTGCTGTGCATCGTTGGGCTTGTAGAACTTGACCTTGGTCCCGTTGTGCAGGAACTCGATCGCGTCGTCCTCGTTGCGTGCGCCCGTGCCGGGCTTCGCCGCTGTTACAAATTCTTTCATGGGTAATCTCCTATGTTTCCGTCTCCGGAGTGGCGGATAGTTTCGCCTGGATTCAGCGTACCGGCACTACAAGCGCTGGGCGGCCATTGATGCAGCCAAGCCTTCCTTGAGGAATGGCTTGGATCTCTGGCCCCTAACAAGGTCAGCGCGGAACACTCCCTTGCCTTGGGCCTGCTGTTTCGTACTGCGGCTGCCCCACTCTGCTAGCTTTTGCGCACCGGCGCCGGAGAAAGCGATGTTGGTATGCGCCGCTTTCCTGCTCTTGGGGACCACCATGTGCGGGTGCCCGGCGATATACCCGGCCCCGCCCCCGGCAGTGCCCTCGTGGAACCAGATCGCGTGCTTCGCGGACGCACCGGCGCGCGCCACACCCTGCAAAGGGCCCTCCAGCTTCGACCGGTTCCACCACAGCGAGCGCAGCAGCCGGCCGGACCGGACGTGCCCGGCGGAAATGTACGCCACCGAGTAGACCTTCACCCCGCGGGAGACGTCGTTGAGCAGGTTGGCGACCTCGCCGCCCTCACGGATGTAGGACTGCACCGCCTCCTCGTGGATGTCGGTGTGGGAGAACGCGATGAAGTGCGCCATCAGTCGTCCTCGTCCCCCCCGATGACCATGGTCCACAGCCCGCCCAGGACCCCGCCCTCGGGCCCCTGCGGCGCCCAGTCGCCGAGGATCAGCTGGTCGATCCCGGCGCCCCGGATCGCGGCGTGCATCATCTCCAGCTCCGCGTAGATCCGCATCGACGCCTCGAAGTTCTCGATGTCATCCGGGACCACGAACTTCCCCAGCCGGTCCTCCAGCACCGGGCCGGGCCCGACCATGCCCATCTCCACCGTGTACGCCAGGGAGTAGGCGCAGTTGTTCACCGTGATGTCGGCGGCGGGGAACGCCAGCGTCGGGTTCACCGACACCAGCCGGACCCACGCGGTGCCCCGGCAGTCGGACTCCGGGCCGAAGTCCACCGGCACCGCAGTGCCCGGGTAGACGCTGATCGCGCAGTAGTCCTCCTCCTTGCCCGCCTTCCGGATCTCCCGGGTCAGGGACTCGAGCAGCGCCGCCATCATCTCCGGCAGCGCCCGCACCTAGAACACCCCCCAGGTCACTTCGCGCTGGACCGGGGCGTCGATGGAGTACACCTTCGGGGCGTGCTTGATCCCGGCCGGGTTCCACAGCCGCAGGTACACGTCGACTTCCTCGAGCCCGGTGGTGCCGTCCGGGAACATCCCCGGCGTCAGCTCCATGTTGATCCCCTGCCGGGACACCGCCGTCGCGCGCGCCGAGAGGCGGCAGTTCTTGGCGCTGGTGATCGACTTGAGGAACTCCCACGCCAGCACCCCGCCGGCGTAGGCGCCCATCGAGTCCACCGGGTAGGCGTTGAGGTAGGTGACGGTGAAGTCCTTCCCGCCGCACGCGGGCCAGGTCGCGCCGATCCCGTGCCGGATCAGCCGGTTGCCGTCCTCGACATGGTAGGAGTCCGCATCCAGCACCACCCCGTCGACCTTGACCTCGAGGATCTCCCCGACCGGGGCCTCCAGCCACACCCCGTTGACCCCGGCGCAGCCGCAGTACAGCGCGCAGTTGCACGCCTTGAGCGCCGCGGAGGACGGGAAGTACGGTGCCGGGTAGAACATGTCCCGCTTCATCACGGGGGAGGTGCAGGTCCGGCCCGCGGGCATCACCGTGCGCGGCAGCCCGCCGACCCGGTTCAGGGTCAGCGACCGCAGCGAGGCCGCGGCGAGGTTCTCGGCCCGCGACACCTGGTCGGCGGTCGCGGCGTCCCGGGCGGCGAGGGATTCCTCGGGCCAGTCGATGGTCCACTGCATGGTGGGGGTGTCCTTTCTGGAAGGGGGGTCGGCGTACCGACCCCCCTCGGGGTTGCTAGGAGGTGAGGTTGCGGTAGGTCACGCCGGTGGAGGTCAGCGTGCCGTTGGAGTTGAACAGCGAGGAGAACCACATCTGCTCGTCCGCGTTGTCCCGGGTTTTCCACGCGAACCGCTCCAGCCACGGCCGCTTCTGCACCTCGGCCCAGAGGTCCTCCATATACTGGTTGACCTCGTCCCGGGAGTAGCGGGACGACTTGACCCCGGAGCCGTCGACGGCCGTGAAGTCGGCGACGGCCGTCTCGGTCACCCAGACCGGCTTGCCCCACCGGTCATGCAGCGCATCGACCTTGTTCAGGAACGTCGACACGGACGGGTTCTGGTAGATGTGGGCGCAGACGAAGTCGATCTTGAGGTCCGGGGACTCCAGCTCGGTGCTGTCGATCATGAACCGGTTCATCCACCAGGCGTCCGGGGACACGGTGACCGGGGAGCCGATCTTGAGGCTCTCCACCGCCGCGGCCTTCTCCAGCGCCCGCCATGCCGCGCGCGCCTCGCCGGTGCTCATGTCGGCCTGCGAGTCGTGGTCGGGCTCGTTGAAGCCCAGGATGCGGGTGGGCATGTTCAGCGCGGCCAAGTCAGTGTTCAGCGTCTCCAGCCGGGCGGCGGAGTCCGAGTACAGCATCGGCACGAACGGGGCGGTGACCTTCCCGGCGCCGTAGAGCCGGGTCTGGTTCCAGTTGTACCACCAGTCCAGATCGAGGGAGTTGAGCTTGGCGACGTCGGCGTCGGTCCGGGAGGCGTAGCCGAGGCCCTTGAGTGTGCCCATTACTTGGTCACCAGCGCGGCGGAGCGCTTGGCGATGGACTCGGCCTGCACAGCGCTGATCTCCAGCTTGTCCTGGTCCTTGCCGAGCACGGCCAGCGGCACGTCCTGGGTTTCGCCGTTCTTGAAGATGTCGTAGACGCCCCAGCCGGCGAGCTTGCGGTAGTCCTCCAGCGTTTTCACATCCGGGATCCGGTGGTACCAGACCCCGTCGCCGATGTAGACGTTCTTGTCACCCTTGGGCTGGGTGATGATGAGCTTTCCCATGAAGTCCTCCTTGGACACTGGTGCGGGGGTGGAGGCTTCGCCCATCGCGGCGATGCCATTTGATTCGAGGAAGTACTCATCGAAATTCAGGGGCGAGCGTCCGTAGACGTCGTTGTGCAGGTCGAAGTTCGGGTTGAGCCGTTCGACGTGGCAGTGCGCGCCGGAGGTGGCGGTTCCGGAGTTGCCGGACAGGCCGATGATCTGGCCCTTCTTCACCCGGGCCCCGACCGGCGCGGTCGAATCCGAGAGATGCGCGTAAACGAACGTCGGCATCGTCTCGGTCCGGCCGAAGGCGTCGGTGCAGTCGAGCACGAGGGTGTCCCCGCCGTACCGGGTCAGCCACCACGGGTTCGCCGCGTAGTTGTCGCTGAGCCAGGACGAGTTGCGGATGATGCCGTCCGCCGCGGCCCGTACCGGAGTACCCACGGGTACCGCGTAGTCGCGGCCGGTGTGCCCGCCGCGCGGGTTGAAGCCGCCGGGGCTGGAACGGAACTCCTGGGAGATGCGCGTCCCCTTCGGGAACGGGTCCATGTAGGTCATCGGTGGTGCCTTCTTCTAGGAGTACTTGGGCAGGACGGTGCGGACATTGCTGGTCATCATCCCGGTGACGCCGAGCGCCAGGGCCCGGTCGCGCATCGCGGTGGTGTGGATTTCCCACATGATGACCTTCTTGCCGAGGCTGTTCGCCAGCGCCACCACCCCCGTGATGTAGGCGTCGGACGCGGCGTGGTTCACCCCGATCCAGTCCACGTCGGACTTCGCCACCAGCGTCTGCCAGTCCGCGTGCGCCGCATCGTCGTGGAGCAGGTAGCCCCAGGTGGTGAACCCGGCGGTCTTGGCCCCGGAGAAGCCGGAGACGATCGGCGCCTTCCAGACGATCCGGTTGGTGATGTCCGGGTAGGTCTTGATCAGCGCGATCAGATCCGCCTGCCAGGCGCCGCCGGACTTGGGCTCGATGAACAGCACATGGTTGGAGGCGTAGGCCGCGAGCACGTCGGTGAGCCGGGTGACGGGCACCCGGTCCTGCGTCGGGTTGTCCGTCAGCCCGCCGGTGGTGGTCAGCGCCTCGACCTGCGCGGCGGTCGCCGCGCTGAATGCGAGGTTGGTCCCGGTCATCCGCGACAGGTTGGTGTCGTGGTGGCAGAAGATGACGTTGTCGGTGGTGGTGTTCACCGACACCTCGAGGGCCTTCATGCCGTAGTTGACCGAGTTCTTGAACGCGCGCATCGTGTGCTCGGGCCAGTTGTCCATCGAGCCGCGGTGCGCGATGTAGAACGGGGACGTCGCCAGCAGGTCCGCGATCCGGTAGTTGCCGGTGGCGGGCTGGGACTGCGCGAGCGCCACCTCGGCCGTGCCGTTCCACAGCTTCGCCGTCACGGGGACCTCGACGCCGCCGACCCAGCGCGAAAGCCCGCCGGTGACGGGGTTCGGCGCGACCGGGATCCCGAGCTGCACGGCCCAGCCGTTCGCGGCCTGCGTGTTCGGGTAGGTGATGGTCACCGACGGGGTGGCCCCGCCGGCGCCGGGGGCGATGGAGCCGACGGCAATCGTCTCGATCTGGGTGGTGCCGTTCTGCGGCACGAAGAACCACGGCGTGGCCCCGGTCATCGAGGAGATGTTCGCCTCGGTCGCAGACGTGCGTTCGGTGGAGATCACCAGCGCCAGCGTCCCGGCCGCGACGGTGATCGGGTCGGCGATGTTGCTGAACGTGGCGCCGGAGTTGGCCCGGTAGCGGCCGTCCGTGGGGATCACCCAGCCGGTGTCGGCCGCGCCGCGCACCCACATCATGGCGATCTTCGCGGAGGTGGTCGCGCCGCCGAAGGTGAAGGTGTAGCCGGTGTCCCCGGCCAGGCGCTTCTTGGTGAACACGGCGGTGTTCAGCGTGCCGGTGCCCTTCATGTTGTACAGGGCCGTCCACCCCGCGGGCACGGCGAGGACCTGACCCTGGCCCGTGACGACGACGGCGACGAGCCAGTCCCCGGCGGCGATGGTGCCGTCCGGGGTCAGGGTGTAGGAGAACGTGCCGGTCGTGAACTCGACCTGCGTGTGCCCGACGAGGGAGACGGCCATCTTAGGTGGTCCTGAAAATGACGGTGCCGGCCGGGGTGTTGGCCGGGACCGGGTCCTGCGGGCCCAGGACCAGGGTGGACGCGCCGACCTTGCCGTCGACGTAGGACTTGGCGCTGTTCAGCGCCGTGGTCGCCTTGGTCTGCGCGTCGGTGCCAGCGGCGGTCAGCGCTGCGGCGACCTTCCCGTCGGCGGCAGTGCCCGCGGCGGTGACGGCGGCGTTGACGGCGTCGGTGTCCCGGGAAGTAACGGCATCAATCAGCTTCTGGCCCCACACATCCCCTGCCGGGACTGTGGGAAAAGGTGTTGCCATGACGGGCCTTTCAGATGGTGTGCTGCAAATGGATGGATGTAAGGCCGGGGAAGTGGTCGCTACCTCCACTTCCCCGGCCCCGGTGACTCAGGCGCTATACGCCCCCGAAGGCTCCGCTACCGAAGTCCCCTGTTCCGTAGTACGCGCCCAGCATCTAAGCGATGACGACGGACTTGGTCGTGCTGGTCTTGCCGCGGTACGCGGTGACCGTGTACGTGCCGGCCTCCTCGTACTCGTGCGTGTAGCTGCCCGTCTCGGCGTAGTCCCAGGACCCGTCGCCGAAGTCGTACCAGACCGGGTCGGTGCCGGTCGGGACCGGAGCCAGCGCGGCGGACATGCCGGTGACAGTGGCCGTCACGGAGGTGATGGCCGGGTCCGTGGAGTCCAGCAGCGGGGTCGCACCGGCGTAGACCGGCGGGGGAGCGACCTCGGTGTTGAAGATCCGGCGGTGGTCGTTGGCCTTGAGGCCGATCCGCAGCGGCGAAGCGACCCCGGCGACCTTCTCCACGTTGTACGGGCCCTTGCCCCAGGCGTTGCCGTTCTTGGTGGACAGGCCCGTGACGGTGAGGGAGATCGCGCCGTTCTCCACGGAGATGTCGCCGATGGTGCCGCCGGACAGGAACGGGGTGAGGACGTAGCCCCACTCGCCCGGAACGGTGGTGCCCAGCCACATTTCGAGGGCGAAGTTGACGGCCGACAGGTCGACGTCGGTGGATTCGGTGATGCCGATGACGACACCGTTCTCGTCCACGTAGGCTTCCTGGCCGGTGAGGATTTCGAGCAGCGCGTAGTCGACGTCGCAGAACTCGATCTCCACCGAGAAGCCGGTGAAGGTCTGGGTTGCGCCTTCAACGACGCACGGCTCGCCGTTCATGTTCGGGACGTTGACTGCCTCGCCGTCCTCGACGTTGGTGGTGTAGCTGACGGTGACGGCGCCCTTGGTGGAAACCACCGAGGAGTCACCGATGACCGGACGTCCTGCGATGTCCAGCACGGTGACGCGCATCCGCTTGCCGCGGAGGAACTTTGCGCTCTTGGACTGACCCATTGTTACTTGTCTCCTTCGGAGGTTTTGGCCAGGTCAAGAACACCCTTGCGGTTCTTGCCAGCGGCTTCGGCAGCGAGAACGCGGTCGCGCTCTGCTTCATCGGCGCCATCGAAGTAGTCCTCGATTTCGGCGATGGTGGCTTCGGCGGGGTCGAACTCCTTGCCCCCGTCGGTGCCGTTTTCGTCACCCGCGGCGGGATCGGAAGTTTCTTCGGCCGTGGTGCCAGCGGCGGCGGTGGCGGGGCCGCCGACGTTGTTGACTTCCTCGACGTTGGTGGAGGTGCCCGGCTCGGTCGGGACCGCGGGACGGTCCGCGGCGGTGAACAGCTCGACGCCTTCGAGCCCGTCAGGGACGAGGGACGTCGGCAGGACGTAGCCGTGGGACGTGGTGCGGACCTCGGTGCCGCGCTTGCCGGCGGACTTGAGCAGCGCCTGGGCGGTCTTGCCCGAGCGGCCCTTGACGTAAGTCTCGGACTCGCTGAGTTTGGGGATGAAGCTGAACATTGCGGTTCTCCTTAGAATCCGACGAGGATGGCGGCGACGGGGCCGTCAAGGGATACGGCGTAGGACTTCTCCACCAGAGAGAGGTCCCGGTTGCGGGTGGGATCCGGCGCGCCCTGCACGTTCGCCGGGCCCTTCCAGATGTTGATCTGCCCGGAGATGTACAGCCACGCCTGGCCGGCGCCGGAAACGGCAGCGCCGGGCCCGTCCGTGCCGAACCCGGCCGCCGAGGCGATCACGGTCCCGTGCACGGTCTCGGTCAGCGCGGCCGGTCGGCCCTTCTGGATCAGGTCGACGGCGAGCAGGTTGCCGCTGATCACGGGCTGGAACTGGTAGCGGGTGGCGATCCACTGCTCCAGCAGGCCCAGCGCGGCGTCCAGATCCTTGACCGCGGTCCCCGGGGTGGGGGTGATGTCCACCGCGTTCGGGGACAGCAGCAGCTTCTGGACCTTCTCCTCGACGAAGATCGGCTCCGCGGCCTCGAACAGCTTCTCCAGCTCCGGGGTGTACGCTCCGGGGCCGTTGAGCAGCGGCTCGTCCGCACCGCGGTAGGCGGTGAAAATCTGCAGCTCCGTGGTGTCGTCCAGGTCGCGCTTGTCGAAAATCTTGTCCGAGTCGTCCGTGGGGATGTCCCGGTTGGCGCCGTCCGTGATGGCCTTGTCGTAGGCCAGCTTGTGGAACAGCGCGTAGGCCGGGATGTCGGTGGAGACGTTGGCGGCGTCCAGCAGGGTGCGCCGGGCGGCCGGGGCAAGCGCCGGGGTGGGGATTTCAACCATTGGCCTGTCCTCCTTTCGGGAGGTAGAAGCAAGGGGGCCGTGGGCCTCACGGCCCCCTCACATCAGGTGGTTAGGCGACGGGTGCGTTGGCGAAGTTGTCGTTACCGTCCGACAGGCCGGCGCGGCGGCCGTTGGCGTAGAACGGGAACGTGACGCGGTTGCCGCGGTTGCACGGGTTGGTCATCAGGACGCCCTGCTCGACGAACAGGTGGACGTAGTCGTTCTTCTTGAGGTTGGTGGAGTCGTAGATGGTGTCGAGGGAGATGACCGGAGCCACACCCGCGACGAACGAGCCCGCCGGGTAGAAGATGACCTCGACCGTGTCCGGGTAGGTCAGCGCCAGCTGGGTCGTGGCGTCCAGCGCCAGATCCTGGAAGCCCTTGATCCACTGGACCTTGAGGTTGCGGGCGGTGAAGTGCGACTCGATCTGCGCGTCCGTGACGGAGATCGTGTCGACGCCTGCGCGCTGGGCCAGGTCCACCCGGATAACGCTCTTGACCCACCACGGGATGAGGGCTTCGAGGGTCTGGGTGGGGGAGAGCATGAGGCGCTGGCGTTCGCCGTTGGCCAGCATCTCGAGGATGTGCAGGATGTCCAGCGCATTGCCGAAGCCGTTGGGGATGTTGGTCGCCGTGCCGGAGAGCGTGCGGATCTGCGCGATCTTCTTCTGCGCCAGCTTGTACTGGTGCGCCAGCAGGGTCAGCTGGGCCCAGCGGTCGACCAGTTCCGGCCAGCCCTGGCGCAGCAGCAGACCGTTTTCCATCATCACGCCGACGGCGTCGAGGCGGGCTTCCTCGAAGTCGGGGACCTCGGGGCGGATGCTCGTCTTGAGTTCGGTGCCTGCCTCGGCGACCGCTTCGGTCATGTCCCAGAAACCGGTGGAGGAGTTGACCACGTCACCGAAGTTCGGGCCGCGGGTCCACTCGATGCCGCCGCGGGTGATGGTGACCTCGGGGACCGAGACCAGACCGTCGAGGGATTCCATCTCGCAGAAGTCCAGGGACCGCTCGGACGGGGCGCCCCAGCCGCCGGCGGCGACGAGGGAACCGCCGGGCAGGCGGGATTCCTTGGACGCGGCCATCAGCAGCTCGGTGATGTCCTTGCCCTTGCCGAAGGCCGGGTTGGAGGTGGAGAACTCGTTGTCCGGCAGCTGGATCTGCAGCGCGGAGGTGCGCTGGCGCACGCCGGGCATGTAGCCCTCGGGCAGCTGGGCGAGCTGGTTCAGGATGGCCTGGCCGGCTTCCTTGAAGGAGTTGAACTCCTGGCCGGACTTGAAGCCCGGGACGTCGTTGGCTGCGTACAGCTTGGACTTGGAGACCTCGGCGGCCGGGGCCTGCTCCTGCTCCGGTGCCTTGCCCTTGGCCGCGGTGGCGGCGAAGGAGCGCAGCTTGGCGGGGCGCTGGATGGACGCGGCGACGGCGGCCGGCTTGTCCTCTTCCTTGGGTGCTTCCTCGGCGGGAGCTTCCTCGGCGGGGGCACCCTCGGCGGGGGCACCCTCGGCGGGGGCTTCTTCCTCGGCGGGCTTGGCCTCAAGGTTGGACTTGATGGACGCGAGGCGGTCGGCGCGGGCCTGCGCGGCCTGTTCGCGGCCTTCGTTTTCGGCCTTGGCGGCGGCGACGAAACCGTCGATGGCCTCCAGGTCGGCGAGCTGCTCGTCGGTGATCTCGGCGGCTTCGACTGCGGACAGTTCCTTGTAAGCCTCGAAGGCTTCATCGACGGCTGCTGCGAGCGCGTCTGCGTCCAGTTCGGCCAGGTTCTCGGGTGCTACAAACTTCTTAGCCATGACTAATCTCTCCTTGTGAGATGTAGGGGCGTGTGGAATAAAGCAAACAAAGGGGTCGACACACGGCCTACGGCGCGGAGAGTGTCCTACTGAGGACATCGTAGCGTGGAAACGCCGCCCCTTATTCCGGATAAGAGGCGGCGTGTCCGATTATTTATTGCTTGACGTAGTCTCCACCGCGTCTAGCCTTTGCTGCTTTGGCTTCAACTTCGGAGGAGTAGGTGGTCTTCTTCCCATCCGCCGCCGTGTGGAGGTAGGTGATTTTCGCTGCTTTCTTGGTGCAAGCTCCGCAAGCCATGGCTAATGTCCCTTCATAGTGGTGATCAGGTTTGTCTTGAGGTCTGCAAACCGCTGGGCGCGGATGCTCGCCTTGATTGCGTTTACGGTTTGAAGCCTCTCAGTGAGGGTAACCGTCTCCTTGTGCGGCATACCGGCGGCGACAAGCGACACCTGCCGGGTGCCTTCCATCGCAAACCGGGGCCGCGGCACCGGGAAGCCCTGCACATTCACCGCGTGCGCGGCCACCAGCTCCATCGAATCCGACCCCCGGTACCGGACCCCGCGCCAGTCACCGCTCGGCCCGGCGGCGAACAGCTCGTGGATCTGCTTCTCCGTCGCCCAGGGCCGGATCCGGCCGGAGAACCACACCCCGAACGCATCCTCCCCGACCGTGATGTCAGCGACGGCGGTGGCGACGTTGTCGTAGTGCGCGATGGCGGCCCGGACCCCGAGCTTGCCGTCCGCGTGGCCGCCGCCCACAGTCAGCTGCCCCACCGCCACGGGACCTGCGTCGGTAAAGACCTGCCCGGTCAGGAAGTAGGCGTAGTCCGTCATCGACGGCGGGACCGTGGTGCACACCTCGTAGGCGATGTGGCAGGCATCCCACACCCCGAGGTGGCCGAAGATGTGCCCGTCCTCGCCGCGGGTGACCGGCGTCGGGCCCTCCAGCATCGGGTTGCGGAAGTAGTCGGCGCTGATCGTCGGGGCGGCGGAGGCCACCAGCGAGAACGCCGGCGCCGTTTCCTGCGGGGCGACGTCCCCGGGCCAGTCCGGGATCGGCACCATCGCACCGGTCGGCATCGGCTCGTTGGCGAAGTCGGCCCAGGTGCCGTTGCGCACAAACGCCTCGGCGAACGCCGGGATCGCGCACAGCGTGGCAGCGGAGATCCGGCCCTGCGTGAACTCGATCGAGGGCTGGCCGCCGTCCTCGGAGGCCTCGACCATCTCGCCCTCGGCCGCGTCCAGATCCACCGAGACCCCGCGCCACATCTTCTTCTCGACCAGATCGTAGGCCCGGTTCGCGTCCGGGGTGTCATCCCAGACGCCCTCGGCCTTGATCAGCCCGCCGTCACGGTAGACCGCGTCGATGCGCGCCACCACCACGGAGCCCTCGTGGCCCTCGCCGTCGGCGAACATGGCCTTGATCGACAGCGGCAGGTCCCGGGTGGTCAGCATCCGTTCGGCGAACTTGCGCTTGTCCCCGGAGGGGGAGCCTTCGGGGGCGAGGACGCCGTGCCAGGGCCGGAGGTTCTCGGCGGGCTTGTCGGCGATGGGGACATCGGCGGCGGGGGCCTCAGCGGCAGGCGCGGGGCCAGCGGGCTTCGCATCAGGTGCGGTGGGAAGCTTCCCTTCGGGGGTGTTGGCGAAGATGCCATCGACCATCTCCTGTGTGAATCCACCATCTTCGGGGTGGATGATCTTGCCGCTGTGGGCCGCGTATTCGTCGTTGAGCCTGAGCTTTTCAGGCAGGGATTTCGGTGTTTCCGCGGGCATGGTTTCTCCAAGGGGGTAGACGGCGGTGCGGTCCTCGCCGAACCACAGGGCGAGACGGTCGAAGGTGATGGCCTCCCCGAGGTAGTCCGCCAGGCGCGGGGTCTCCGGGTAGCCGAGGGTGACGTGCGGGATCCACGTCGGATACTGCTCGACGGAGTCGAAGGCCTGAGCCAGTTCGTCCATCCCCAGCAGCCCGGTGTAGATGGCCTTGAGGTTGGCCGCGTCCAGCAGCACCACGTCGGCCTTGTTCGAGCCGAGCACGGCGGAGCCGTTGACCTTGTCCGTGACGACGCCGACCTGGCCCTCGGTGACGAACTGTTCCAGCGCGGTGGCGAGCGCGGCCTGATCCAGCGCGGCGGTGTCGCCGAGGAACAGCAGGGTGCAGTGCGCGCCGTCGGCTTCGGAGGACGCGGCGCTGACCGGGTCCGAATCGGCCGGCAGCGCGACAATCACACAGGTGGTGGAGATGTCCCCGTCCTGCGGGTCGGCGGCGGCGGTCAGGGTCGCGGCGGTGAAGTCCCCGATCATGGTGGGCCGGGCCACGCAGCGGCAGTTGATCCAGTTCGCCGGATCCCCGACCGGCTGGCCGGGATAAAGCACCTTCTCCCCGCCGACGGAGAACTCCTGCCCGGAAGGCACGGTCTGCCCGGATGCCGCGGCGTGCGCGGACCGGACGTCGGCGTCGGACATGGTGACCCACTCCAGCCCGACCTCGGTCGAGGTGTCGGATGTGGCGGCGGCCTCCATTGCGGCGTTGTGCGCCATCGAGACCACCCAGCCCGTGATGGTGTTCAGCTGCGCCTCGCGGTTCGCGGCGGTCTTGGTCTGTTTCAGCGCCTCGCCCAGCTCATGCGCGAAGGCGTCCCGCAGGTCATCGAGGACCTGACCCCAGGCGTCGACCTCGGCGGTGGCCATCTCGGTGAACAGGTCCTTGGCGTGGTTGACGATCCCGTACTCCCAGGACGGGAGCCCGAGCCGGTCCAGCGCCTCCTTCACGAAGGGCCGGATCGCCTCCTCGGCGTCGGTGAGGACCTTGCGCCGGGCGGCAGCGAAGTCCTCGGTGGATGCGGCGAAGCTCTCGGCGCGGATCATGCGGCTGCCTCCATCGAGGTCGAAACGATCCCGGCGTGCAGGTGCCGGCTGAACTTCTCGAAGCTGTGCGCCTCCTGGCTGGTGAGCAGCTTGGCGGTGTAGTCGGCCAGCAGCGCCTCCAGCCCGGAGGGGGAGACCCGGGCGCGGGCCGCGATCAGCGGCACATGCGACCAGGCGTCATCGAGCAGGAACTCGGTGTCGGTCGCGGCGACGAACTTGTAGATGTCGGCCGCGGCGCAGGTCGGCTTTACCTGCATCTTGGACTTGAGCTTGTTCCCGGCCCGCTCCAGCGCCCGGATCACGATCTGTTCGGACGCGCCGATCAGGGACGCCTTGCGTTCGACGTCGGCGGAGGGCACCCGGCCCTCGTCCCGGGCGATCTTGCGCCGGTCCGAGACTTCCTGGTCCGGGATGCCGGTGGCCGGGTGGTCCTCGAGCGAGGGGCCGGGCCGACCCTCGGTGCCGGTCTCGGCCGGGGCCTCGGGGCGGATGACGGTGAGGCTGACGCCGAGTTCTTTCAGCGCCGCCTCGACCAGCTCCGGGGTGGTGGACCCGGCGGCGACCTTGCGGGTCAGCCAGGTCGCCAGCTGGGCGTCGTCGCGCATGTCGTCGGGCTCGAAGCCGCACTCGCGGACCAGCGCCTCGTCCGAGAGCACGCCGAGCGCGTGCAGCTCCATGGCCTCCTTGGACCGGTTGGGCCGCAGCCGCATCTCGGAGGTGTCCGCGCCGATGGAGTAGGCGCCGAGGCGCTCGCCGTCGAAGGTCGCATCCTCGGAGAGCAGCGGGCGCAGGTAGCCCTTGGCGATGCCGGTGGTGATGATTTTCAGCAGCGGCTCGGTATGGGACTTGATCGCGGACTCGTCGGCCTGCCAGGCGGACCAGTGGTTGGAGTCCCCGACGCCCTGGAGCACCTCGGGGGGCATGTCCATGCCGAGCGCGAGCCGGCCGATCGCTTCCTTGCGCAGCTCGATGGCCTTCTCGTCCAGTTCGGACCAGAACGTCAGGTGCTTGACGGCGGCGATGTCCTCGGCGGAGGCCGTGACGACGATGGGCACAATCGCGGAGGCGTCGTCACGGTTCTGGATGGACCGGGCCATCGCCTCCATCAGGATTTTCATCAGGTCATCGGCGTTGTTGGCCTTCTGCACCTGCGGCGCGGGGCCCTCGGTCGCGGGCGGGGTGGGCAGGCCCATGGTGGAGGGCATCAGCAGGATTCCGGCGCCGGCGAGCCGGGAATCGATCTGCGCGGAGACGTGCTGGGAGAGTTTGTACAGCTCGTGCAGGGTGGTGCGGATGGCCTTGGCCGGGGAGGTGGAGAGCTGGGGTTCCTTGGGGTGCGGGCGCCAGAGCCGGATCGCCAGGACCTTGTCGTTGGGGACCTCGGTCAGGACGACGTCGTTGACCTTCCACGAGTCCGACGGGGAGTCGGTGGCGGGGCGGACGCACTTGGTGGACGCCGCGATCTCCCATTTGTCCCCGCCCTCGCCGAACGGGTCGGGGTCCGGGTAGCCGACGATGTAGCATTCGCCGGTGACAGACATGTGGATCCCGATCAGGCGGAACATCTCGGCCCGGCCGTCGGCGTTGCCGAACAGCGCGGAAAGGTACTCGGGGATGTTCCCGTCGACGACTTTCTCGATGCCGTCGGCGGTTTCCACGGTCCCGTAGATCAGCGCCTTGGAAAGCTGTGCGCCGATCCAGTCGCAGGCGTAGCGGAACTCGCCGATGGCGTCGTAGTAGCGCCATACTTCCTCGTGCCAGTGGTCCGCTGTGCTGTTCCGCATTGTGCCCATACTGAATCCGCCCCGGATGCGGGCGGCGGAGGCCACAAGCGAGGTGGGAGCAGGTGCGGGTTCCTGCTTCTTCATGCGCGCCATCTGCTATTCCTTCTCGTCGCGTTCGACAATCATGGCTACGAGGTATGAGACCGCCAGCCAAAGGTTGAAAGCCCACCAGGTGATGTGCAGGTCAGAGAGCCAGCCCCACACTCCGATGGGCAGAGTCATCCACGGCGCCATGCACCAGTGGCAGTGAAAGAGTACGTTCCAGCCGGATCCCTCGGTGAGGAGATCCCACTTGATGCGGAGCCATACGGCAGGCGGGAAACTGTCCTGAGTTACGAGACGGGTCAGCCTCGCTGCCGATAGCGTACCGATGATTACAGCAGCGAGTACCACGATCTCTCTTGTCATGTCTATGAGAGTACCGTGGACGTGCTGGATTACTGGTGCGCCATGGCGGATTCCGCGTCGACGATTTCCATTTCTGCGAGGCAGTCCCGGCAGACGTGCAGGCCGGGGTGCTGGCGGGATTCGAACATCGCATCGTGCGCGCACTGCTCCGGGTCGAACCGGGAGTCCGCGGTGACCACCCGCAGCACCCGCTCCGAGACGGCCGCGGCGATGGTGACCTCGGCCTCCTCCCGGGGCCGGTAGCCGAGCAGCTCGGAGGCGGCGGTGGCCGCGGCGAACCCGCCGTAGCCGCCGAACCCGGCCCCGGTGATGGACCCGGACGGGATGGCGACGGCCATCGGCTCCGCGATCCCGCCCAGCAGCGTGATGCCGTGGACCAGCGCGTCCACCCGGTCGGGGGAGTCGTCCTTGGCCGGCACCCACTCGGTCATCTGCGTCTCCAGCTCCTCGAACAGGTCCAGGTGGTGGACCCGGCCCTGTTCGTAGAGGGACACGACGGGCTCGGCGCGCAGCACCTTCCCGCGCCGGGACGTGACGAGTTCGACGGGGCCGTCCTTGCGGGCGTTGCGCAGGGTGGAGAGCACCATCTCGCCGCCGTAGTTCTTCTCCGCGACGATCTTGTCGGCCTCGAACAGGTCGAACGCCTCCCACGCGGCCTGTGACCAGCCCTCCGGGGTGTAGTGCCCGGAGAGGTCCGCGAGCACGTAGTAGTCGTCCCCGCGCCGGCCGGTGACGACGATGCCGGTTTCGTCGCGCTTGCGGTCCGAGGATCCGGCCGGGTCGATGGCGACCACGATCCGGTCCATGTCGGTGTACGTCACGGCCGCCGGTTCCAGCACCTCCCCGGATTCATCGAGGGTGGGCAGGATGCGGTGGTCCTCGATCAGCGACCAGGTCCAGAGCGCGCCGACGATGTCGTCGAGGACTTCGCCGTGGAGTTCCTGGCGCCCGAGCCGGGTGCCCTCGTACTTGGCGAGCATGACCTTGCGGAAGGTCGGGGCGAGGTTGTCCATGTTCTTGTAGGTCGATACCGTGACGGAGACGGTGTCCGGCTCCTTGATGAGCTTCTTCATCCACTTGGTCGGCAGCGGGGTGGTGGAGCACAGCACCACGGGGCGCTTGCCCAGGCGCAGGCCGAACATCATGTTGTCCCAGGTCGCCTCGATGAGGGCGAAGTGGGCGGGCTCGTCGAGCCAGACGGCGGCGTGCTGCGGGCCGCGGAGACGTTCGGGTTCCTCGCCGGTGAAGGCCTGGATGAAGTGGCCCTTGCGGTGCTTGACCTTGAGCCGGGAGTTCGCCGGCAGCGCGCACTTGCACGGGACGGTGAGTTTCTTCTTGGACGGCTCCCACACCACGGGGGCCTTGGCGGACTCGAACACGGCCAGCAGGCCGGAGTCGCCTTCGATCATGGTGTCGCGGACGTGCTGCCAGGAGGGGCCGATGATGGAGACGCGCTCGAGGGTCTCGGACATCTTCCGGATCCATTCGGCCCCGGAGCGGGTCTTGCCGGAGCCGCGCCCGCCCTTGAGCAGCCACACCAGCCAGTCCCGCCCGGTCGGCGGCCACTGGTCCCCGCGGGCGTGCGGGTAGTCGAAGCCCTCGTGGGGTTTGCCGTTGCAGGTCCGGCCCTTGGTGCAGTACCAGACCCGCTTGGGCCGTTCCGCTGCTTCCAGCGCCGCGATGAGCTTCTCCTTGGACTTCGGATCCCAGGTCTTCCACTCGTCGGGGTTGATTCTCGTCAGCGGCGCTCTCATAAGCGACAGTATCTCAGGTGTTAGCCTCCGGTTCGTGCATCCTTATGCCCGATTGGTGTGGCGTTCTTCCCGATGATGCTGCGGTTCTTGATCGCTGCGCGTTCGTCAGCGCGCCATTCGCGCCATGACTTGAAGTAGATGCCGAAGTAAAGCGAGCACAGCAGGATGAAGCCGTACTGTTTCGTCTGGACAGCGAAGATAAACCACAGCACCTGCGTCCCCATCCCGACCAGATAGCCCTTATGCGACTTCTTGCCGATGATGTACTGCCCGCTGATCCCGGCAATGCCGAGCGCCACCGACCAGATGAAGGCCTCGGTGACGGGCAGCCCCCAGATCCAGAACGTCACTCCGACCACTCCGCCGTCAGCGACAGCTCGAAACGCTCAGGCTCCCAGGGCCGGTCCGCCGCGATGTGGGAAACCTCGCTGCCCAGCTCCGCGCCCTCCGGGATCAGGTCCAGGAACTTCTGCATCTCCGCCTTGTCGGTGCCTTTGGTCAGGTTCAGTGCCATGCTGCGCTTGATCGCCATTATTCCCCCAGTTTCAGGATCCGCCAGAGCCCTTTGCCCCGGCCGTTGTCGTGCGTGCGCTTGAGCCGGCCGCCGCCGGTGGCCCCGTACCCGGCCGGGACCGCACCGTACTTCGCGACCTCCTCGATCGGCAGGCCGAGATCGTGCGCGATGAACGCGATCATCGCCCGCCGCCCGTACCCCGTGAGGGAGATGTCCCGGCGCATACACGCCTCATCCAGCAGCACCCGCATCTCGTCGTCGAAAAACAGGTACATCCCGTTGGAGCGCTCGTTGTGGCGGCGGGACTTGTGCTGCCGGTCCCGGACGCGCTGGATCGCGCGTTCGCGCCAGCCTTCCTTGGACGGGACGGCGGTGAAGCCCTGCAGCCGGGTCCGGTCATGATTCGCCATCAATGACCTCCGCGTCGACGATGTCCTCGTCGGCCATCGGGTCGGCCTCGATGGCGAGCTTGTCGGCCGCGGCGTTCGGGGAGACCATCTCCACGAAGGCGAGGATCTGCTCGTCGGCGGCGTTGACCTGGACCTGCAGCGGCGCGTCGGCGCCGTAGAGCTTGGCCTGGCGGTCCACGACGGCGAGCGCGCGGGCGTGGAACGCCAGCTGGTTCGGGTTGTTGGGGTCCAGCGCGTTGCCCATCACCGCGGAGAGCAGCCGGTCCAGGCGCTTGCCGATCAGCTTGCGCATCTGCTCGCGTTCCAGCGGGTCGTTGGCGGCGGAGGCCAGCGCCCGCTCCACCGCCCGGGCGGCCCGGTACGCGGAGGAGTAGTTCAGGGTCTTGGCGATGTCGGTCGGGGAGGCGCCCATCATCGCCAGCGTCACGGCGGCTTCGGCCTTGGTCGCGGACTTGTCGACCGCGTTGTAGGGCAGGGACCGGTCCGGGTCTCCCTCGTCCAGGACCCGTTCGAGTTCCTCGCTCATGCTTGCCTCCAGGTGACGCAGCCGTCAGCCCGGTACTCGGTGACGATGACGACGTGCCCGGTGTCGGTCTGCACTGCCATCTGCGTGGTGTGGGTGATGACGCTGTGGTTGTAGTTGCTGGCGGGCATCAGAGGTTCACCACCCTGACGTTCTCGTAGCGTTCGGCGAGTTCGGCGAAGATCGCATCGCGCTCGTCCTCCTCCTCGTTGAAATCCAGCACAATCTGGAACTGCCCCAGCGGCCCGTTCTTCGGGGCGCCGAACCCGGGCCCGTCCAGCAGCGGGGTTTCGAGGTTGGTGGCGAAGTCCAGCAGCATCTTCTCGTACTCCGCATCCGTGACGGAGGACCCGGTCAGGCCCCGTTCGGTTTCCTGCAGCTGGCCCAGCAGCGCGAGCAGCTGCGCCTGGTCCATCACGGCCCGCCGGCTGGAGGCGTTGTCGCCGATCAGGTAGCGGACCGCGCCTTCGGCCTCGTCCCACTTGTTCCAGATGATCGGGATGTGGGTGGCGCCGAGCGCGAGCAGGGTCCGGTAGCGGGTGTTCCCGGCCACGAGGTAGCCGGTGTCCGCGTCGGCGGTGCAGGCGGTGACGAACCCGTTGATCTGGATGGACTCGAGCAGGTTGTCGTCGTCGCCGTTGTTAGGGTTGTCGGGGTGCTGTTTGACCTGGTCGATGGGGACCAGCAGCGGTTCGAGGCTCTTGGCGAACCGGACGGCCTTCACTTCTTCTCCTCCGCGGCTTTGCGCAGTTCCTCGTTGACCTTGGCCTGCAGAAACTTCCCGAGCCCGCCGAAGGTGCGCTCGAAGTATTCGTACTGGGTGGTCGTGACCCGGACACTGCCGGTCTTGGACTTGGCCGCCGGGCCCAGCGCTACCCTACCCACGCTTGCGCTCCGCGGTGATGTCGACGATGTGCTCGACCCGGGTGACCAGCTGCTCCCTGAGCGTGAAGGGGTCTTGCCGCCAGTCCGTGGTGACCGAGGTCTGCTTGGAACGGATCTCCTTCACGTCGTAGCCGGCGCTGTCGATGTTGTTCATCAGTCCCGGCGGGATGACCAGGATGCCGGAGCCGTCGTCGGGGGCGTAGGTCTTGAGGAAGTTGTCGTCCGGGCAGACCCAGAACTCACCGTCGGCTTCCTTGACGATCCAGTGGCCCAGCGGTGCGCGCTGGTCCCCCTTCTCATCCCGGATCACCATGACCCCGTCGGCCGGGTCGATGGTGACTCCGGTGGTGTTGGCGGAGGGTTCGATGGAGCCGATGTGGCGCTCGATCCAGAGGTAAGCATCGCGCGAATTGTCGCCGTCCAGTTGTACCGCTTCGATAACGGATGGGCGTGCAACGTAGCGCTTACCTGCTGAGTCAGGTAGTGCGTTCTGCATTTCAGGTAGTCCTTCTCTAGATTTCGGGTGGTGTGTTAAGGCATAGTTGTAAACAGTTATCCGCGCAGTCCACACTGTTCAACCCCGTTCCTTGGGGGAGTGGGGATCAGGAGGGCGGCGGAGACCCAGTGGTAGAGGTTCCCCGGCGATGCAGATTGGCCCGGTAGCTACGGTGAAAGCTTTCCGCTCTAAGCGGGTAGAAGCCATGCCGGCTACGGACGATGTAATCGCCGGGGAAAACCACAGCGAACGTGTTGTTTCCCGTCCGCACCACCAGCTCATCATCGCGCAGCGCCTCGATCGGGCTCCCCGCGCTGCGCGCCCCCGACGGCAGGTAGACGAAGCCGTACTCGCCGTGGTGGTAGGTGCCGAAGTCGTGGCGCCAGCCCAGCTCGGCGGCCTCGAACGCGACCCCGCCGTGATCCCGGATCCACGCCAGGATCTCCGGCGCGTCACGGGGTCCGGTGTATTCGGCGGCGTCGACGGCGGCCGGGACCTTGTGGTAGCTGCGGACCGTGGCGCTCACCATGCCCCCCTGGCCTTGTTCTTCGCGTCGGTGATGATGTCGAGGAGGTCCCGTCCGGCGAGCCCGTCGACGATTCCGCGGGTGTAGGCGCGGTACTTCTCCTCCAGCTGGGAGTAGCTGACGTATCCGGTGGGGGTGGTGCAGCGCCAGTGCACACCGGCGATGTCCGGGATTTCCCGCGGCTGCGGTGCGGTCCGCCAGCCGGCGGCCATGCGGTGCAGTTCGTCGGTCTTGTCGATGACGCGCTGGACCTCCTCGTGGAGGCGGCGCAGATACTCGACCATGCTGGTCTTGCCCCAGCCCCGGCCGCCAACCCGGTAGTAGTACTCCCAAGGGTCGGGGACCTTGCGGTCCATGACGGGGCGGTTGTTGTCGTCCAGCTCGACGTCGCCGAACACCAGCTGCTGCCGGACCATCTCGTGCTTCTCCTCATCGGTCCACATCGGTGGCCTCCCCTGCGGGTTTCATGGGGATGCGGGGGTTGCCGTCGAGGATGCCGTCGACCAGCGCGTGGCCTTCGGCGTCGAAGTGCGCCGGGTGCATCCCGGTCATCAGCGCCAGGGTTTCCCCGGACATGTTCCGGATCGGGAAGGTGGCGGTGAACTCGGCCGGGGCGTTGGCGTCCGTGAGGATGTCGCGGAGGCTGACGCCGTCGGGGGCCTTGACGTCGAGGAGTTCCTCGTCGGTGGCGCCGTCGCAGGCGGCGAGGTAGGTGTTCAGTTCCGCTTCGGAGAGCGGCCGGATGTCGGGCATTATCCGAGCACCGTCCTCAGCGCGACCAGCAGCCCGAGGAGGAAGAAGCATCCGGCGACTCCAAGGGCCGCGACATCGCGTCGGTAAGCAGTTCCAGAAGGTCGTCGGTATTTGCGGGACATGTGGCGGGCCATGGGGCGGGTCCTTTCGGGGATGCGATGGTGTGTGTGGGGAAGTCGGCGGCGGTG